GCCGCGCGCGCGGTCATGCTGGCCTATGCCACCGGCAGTGACCTCGATCAGCTGGCGGCACTGCTGGGCGTGGCGCGGCTGACGTTGGTTGCGGCCGACACCGAGGCTGTGCCACCTGTCGAGGCCGTGATGGAAAGCGATGCTGCCCTGCGCCGCCGTGCGCAGTTGGCGCTGGAGGGATACACCTCTGCCGGTAGTGTGGGCGCCTATGAGTTTCATGCCCGCTCGGCCGACGGTCGTGTAGCCGATGTGTCGGTGACCTCGCCCAATCCCGGCGTGGTGCAATTGACGATCCTGTCGAGCTTGGGCAACGGCACGCCCGCGGGCGATCTGATCGCGGCAGTCATCGAGGCCGTCAACGCCGACGAGGTGCGCCCGCTGTGCGATAACGTCGTGGTCTCGGCGCCCACCATCGTGCCCTATACGATCACGGCCGATCTGGAAATCCCGGTGGGGCCTGACGCGTCCTTGGTGCTGGCCGCCGCACAGACGGCAGTCGAGGCCTATGCGGCGGAGGTTCACGCCCTTGGCGCGACTGTCGCGCTGTCCGGTCTGCATGCGGCGCTTCACCAGGCGGGTGTGCGGCGTGTGCAGCTGACCCAGCCGGTAGCCGATATCCAGACCGAGGTGACCGAGGCCCCGTATTGCACGGGCATCACCGTCACGACCTCGGAGCCTGCCTGATGTCGATCCTGCCGCCCAATGCAACCGCGCTTGAAGCGGCCCTTGAAGAGGCCTTCAAATCGGTTCTCGCGATCGATGTGCCGATCGCACGTCTGTGGTCGACCGAGGCAACTCCGGCCGGGCTTCTTGGCTATCTGGCCTGGGCGCTGTCGGTCGATGAATGGGACCCGGCCTGGTCGGAAGGCCGCAAGCGCGAGGTGATCGCCGCCAGCGTCGAGATCCACCGTCGTAAGGGTACGCCCTGGGCCATCCGCCGCGCGTTGGCCACGGTGGGCCTCGGCACCGCTACGCTGTTTGAGCAATACGGAGCCAAGAGCTACGACGGGGCAGTGCTGCACGACGGGGCCGAGACCTATTCGCCGCAGGATCACTGGGCCGAATACCGCGTGCTCCTGGAGCGTCCGATCACCATCGCGCAGGCCGACAAGGTTCGCGCCGTACTGGCATCCGTGGCCCCCGCCAGATGTCACCTGAAGGCGCTGGATTACCAGCAAGCCACCAATATCTACGACGCCGCCATCTTGCATGACGGCACCTACAGTCACGGAGTGTCCTAATGGCCGGATTGGCAGAAACCGAAGAATTCCCCGCCGAGATCTACCAGATCGAAACCACCGACCCTGTCGTGGGTGGCGCCCCGAACGAGGGGACCGGCGCGGGCATGTCGAACATCCCGCACCTGCAGCTGGCCAAGCGTACGCGCTGGCTGAAGGCGCAGGTGGATGCTTTGGTCGCGGCGGTCGTCCAGGCTACCACGGGGGTCGCGGGGATCGTGCAACTGAGCACGTCGACGAACAGCACGTCGACCACCACGGCCGCCACTCCGAGCGCGGTGAAGGCGGCCAATGACAACGCGAACACGCGCGCACTCAAGACCACGACCATCGCGACCGCCGGGCTGGCCACGGGCGGCGGGGATCTGTCGGCCAACCGCACGATCACCGTGCCAAAGGCGAGTCAAGCCGAGGCGGAAGCGGGGACCGACGACACGAAGGCGATGACCCCGCTTGCTACGGCACAGGCTGTGGCGGTCCTGGCGGCGGCAATTGCTTCTGGGAAATACGAAAGCCCAGAGACAGACGTTGCGCTCAGCACGACGACTACATTCGCGCATGGTCTTGGCGTTATGCCGTCAGAATACTCTTTGCGGCTCAAATGCCTGATTGCTGAGCATGGGTATTCGGTCGGCGACGAGACGGAGTTATCGCAAAACCAATCAACGTCTGGTGATTTCGCGGAGGCAGCCGTCTGGGCAAACGGAACTGAGGTTGGTGTCAGGACGTATACTGCTGTTTATGTGTTCTCCAGGTCTACCGAAGCTCGCTCGGTTATCACGACAGCAAACTGGAAATTCATCGCTCGGGCGCGGAAATAAAGACTTACCGCGCGCAAGCATCTGGCGGGCGACCAGCAGGCGATATCGTTGCCGGGTCGCTCAGCTAGGCCGAGGCGATGATCGCGGATCTCGGGTTGCAGGACGGGCAATGAGCCTTTGACAAGCCGCCCCTCGCAATGACAGAGTGAACAAATGTAGGGGTCGCCAATGGCGGCCCCGAATGCATTCAAGGGCGATGCGCCGCGCGGTGAATGCGATGGTCTATGGGTCACAACCCGGAGATCACACATGCCCGAGACCTTCCTGCACGGGATCGAGACCGTCCAGATCGATGACGGTATCCGTCCGATCAGCACGGTGAAATCGTCCATCATCGGCATCGTCGGCACCGCCGCTGACGCCGATCCCCTGGTCTATCCCATCAACACGCCGGTTCTGGTGACCGGGCCGCGCATGGCGGCCAAGCTGGGCGCCGCGGGTACGCTGCAGGACGCCTACAGTGCGATCTATGCGCAGGGCGTCAGCACCATCGTCGTCGTTCGCGCCGCTGTCGGTGCAGATGATGCCGAGACGCTGTCGAACGTGGTTGGCGATGAAACCCTGCAGACCGGCGCCTGGGCGCTGCTGCTGGCGGGCAACGTGACCGGCCAGACCCCACGCATCCTTGCAGCGCCGGGCCACAGCGCGCCCGCTGCGCCCGCCGCGATCAATCCGGTCGTTTCGGTGCTGATGTCGATCGCGGGTCGCCTGCGCGCCATCGTCATCGCCGATGGTCCGAACACGACCGAGGCCGATGCCATCACCTATGCCGGCAATTTCGGCAGCGACCGGCTTTACCTGGTCGACCCGGCCGTGACGGTCTACGACGCCGACGATGCGGCCTATGTGACCCGCCCGGCCTCGGGCTATGTCGCGGGGATCATCTCGCGCATGGATAATGAGAAGGGCTTCTGGTGGTCGCCCTCGAACCAGATCGCCGAAGGCGTCACCGGCACGGCGCGGCCCATCACCTTCGCGATCAGCTCGACCGAGACCGAGGCCAACCGCCTCAACGAGGCCAAGATCGCCACCATCGTGCGTGAAAGCGGTTTCCGCCTCTGGGGTAACCGCACCTTGGCCACCGATCCGCTCTGGGCCTTCCTGCCGGTGCGGCGCACCGCCGACATGATCTATGAAAGCATCGAACAGGGGATGCTCTGGGCCATGGATCGCCCGTTCAGCCAGCAGCTGCTGCTTGATCTGCGCGACAGCGTGCAGTCCTACCTCAACGAGCTGAAGGCGCGCGGCGCGATCCTTGGCGGCGAGGTCTGGCTCGATCCCGAGCTGAACACCCAGAGCACGCTCAAGGCGGGCAAGCTCTACCTTGACTTCGACATCGAGCCGCCCGCGCCGCTCGAACATCTCACCTTCCGCGCGCATCGCGAGGGCTCGTATTACGAAGAGCTCATCTCGTCGGTCGCGGCCGTCCAGTAAGGAGACAGATCAATGTCGCTCCCCCGCACCATCCGCAATTTCAACGCCTTCGTCGACGGGATCAGCTATTTCGGCCGTGCGGCCGAGGCCAAGCTGCCGCAGGTCAAGGTACAAACCGAAGCCCATCGTGGCGCAGGCATGGAAGGCCCCGTCGGTATCGACATGGGGATCGAGGGCATGACCTGCGAGATCACCTTTTCCGAATGGGATCCCCTGCTTCTGAAAAAGCTCGGGCGCCAGGAACGTATCGTGTTGCGTCCGATGCAGATGGGCGAAGAAGATTTCGAGGCCACGACCATCATCGCCACCATGGAGGGGCTGATCACCACCAATGAAACGGGTGATCTGAAGCCGGGCACGAATGCCACGCTCAAGATGATGATGGATGTGCGCTATGCCCGCCTCGAGATGGACGGCGAGGAGATGTACGAGATCGACCTCGTAAATGCCAAGCGCGTCATCGGTGGCACCGACCAAATGGCCTCGGCTCGTACGGCCATGGGCTTCTGAGGAGATCGATCATGGCAAAAATGACCCATCCGATCGCGCGCAAGGGCGGCGAGACCATCACCAGCGTCACCGTGCTGGAACCCACGACCGGCGCGCTGCGCGGGGTAAAACTCACCAATCTGCTGCAGATGGACGTGAGCACGCTGATCGCCGTGCTGCCGCGCATCACCCAGCCCGCGCTGCTGCCCGACGAGGTGGCAGCCCTCAAGCCCGTCGATCTGACCAAGCTGGCCAATGAGGTGATCGGTTTTTTCATCGACCCGGACGATCTGGCAGCGCTGCAGACCCCGATCAACTGAACCTGCCCGACGATGTCGAGGAGGCGATGGCGGATATCGCCGTCGTCTTTCATTGGTCGCCTCGCGACATGGACCCGATGACTCCGGTGGAACTGGCGCGCTGGTGGGCCAAGGCGCGGACGCGTGCACCGCAAGAGGAAGGAACAGATGGCTGATCTCAACGTCGCCCTGATCTTGCGGCTGGTGGACAAAGCCACGGCGCCCGCCCGCACGGCGCTGCGGCAGATCGAACGCTCGGGGTCCGCCATGCGCAGCTTTGGCGCCCAGCAGGTGGCCCTGTCGCGTAGCCAGATCGCCAATGCGCAGGCCCGCACCGGAGCGTTGGCGGGCGAGGCCGTCGCGCTGGCGGGCACGGGCTATGCGATGGTCAAGGCGCTTGGACCAGCTATCGAATTCGAGGCTGCGATGGCCAAGGTGGGCGCCGTGTCTCGCGCCTCGGATGATGATCTGGCAACGCTGACCGATACCGCGCGCATGCTCGGCCGGGAAACCCCGTGGTCAGCCTCGCAGGCCGCCGAGGGCATGCAATACCTCGCCATGGCCGGGTTCGATGTGAACGAGGTGGTCGCAGCAATGCCTGGCATGCTGGCGCTGGCCTCGGCCGGGGCGACGGATCTGGGCAGCACCGCCGACATCGCCTCGAACATCCTTACCGGATTTGGCATGCAAGCCGGTGAGATGGGCCACGTGGGCGATGTGCTGGTCAATACCTTCACCAGCTCGAACACCACGGTCGGCATGCTGGGCGAGACCATGAAATATGTCGCACCGGCGGCGGCGTCACTTGGCGTTGATCTGGAAACGGCCGCTGCCATGGCAGGGAAGCTGGGCGATGCCGGTATTCAGGGCAGCGAGGCGGGAACCGCTCTGCGCGGGATGCTGACACGCTTGGCAGCGCCATCCAAAGAAGCATCTGACGCCCTGAAAAAGCTCAAGGTTTCGGTCTCTGACGCCAACGGAGACATGCGCGCGGTCCCTGATATCTTGGCGGATATTGACGAGGCGATGCGGGGCTACGGTGGTGCGGCGCGCGCCGAACTGATCAAGACACTCTTCGAGACAGAGGCCATGAGCGCTGCGACGATCCTGTTGGGGCAGGCAGGATCCGGGTCACTGCAAAGCTACGCTGAAAGCCTGAAGGAGACAGGATCCGCCGCGCGCGTGGCCGCGCAGATCAACGCGACCACGGCCGGGGCGATCAAGACGCTGCAAAGCCGGGCCGAGGCGCTGTCGATTGCACTGGGGACGCTCCTGCTGCCGATGATCGTGGATCTGACCGACGCGCTGATCCCGATGTTCGACAAGCTGACCGCATGGGGCGAAGCGAACCCGGAACTCGTGCGCGGCGCCGCATTGCTGGCTGCGGGGCTTTTGGGGCTACGGGTCGCGCTGCTGGCCGGTCGGATCGTGCTACAGCCGTTGATCATTGCGTTTTGGGCGCTGAACGGCGCACTGGGAGCGCTGATCTGGGTCTTCGGTGCCGCGACATCGACAATCGCCTTTTTTGGCCGGATCCTGCTCTGGACCAGCACCGTCGTAGCACGCCTGGCCGTCGGGGCGTTCGGGCTGCTCGGCCGCACGCTTCTGTTCGTTGGCCGCACGCTTCTGTGGGTCGGCCGTGTGGCGCTTGCGAACCCGCTGCTGCTGGTCCTGACAGGGATCGCGCTCGCCGTCTGGGCGATTTACGAAAACTGGGACGGCTTCGTGTCCTATTTCACCGACAAGATCGACCGGGTCCGGGCCGCCTTCGAACAAGGGCTGCTGAACGGCGTTCTTGCGCTGCTCTCTGAACTGAACCCCTTCGCCATGATGCGCGACGGCGCGATCGCGCTGGCGGATTTCATCCTGGGCAAGCTCCGCGATGCCTTTGACCTCAATCTCTTCGACAAAGGGGCCGCGATGATCGCCAGCCTCAAGGATGGTGCATGGTCGATCCTGACCAGCATGGTCGATGGGATCCGCGCCAAGCTGCAGTCCATCGTTCCAGACTGGATGATCGAGGCCTGGAACTGGGTCAAAGGTGACGAAGCCGCCCCCGGCGGCGGTGTCCCCCAGGAACCCACCGGCGCCCGCGCTTTGGGTGGGCCTGTGCGTGCCGGTGGCATCTATCGCTGGATGGAAGAGGGGCAGGAGATGTTCTCGCCCACGGTCGACGGATCGGTCATCTCGGCCCGGCAACTGGGGGCACTGAAGGCGGGCGGCACGGGGCGCAGTTCCTCGATCAGCATCGGTGACATCGTGATCCACGCGGCCCCGGGCCAATCGGCCGCCGAGGTTGCCCAGGTTGTGCGCCGCGAGATCGAGCGCCTGCTGAAGCCAAGCGGCGCGCTGCACGATGGGGGTGCCTATGCTGACTAGCCTGGTGATGATGGCATTGGGATCGTTCCGGTTCGGGGTGAACTCGGCCGGCTATCAGACCTTCGCGCGCTCCGCTGCCTGGCGCTGGGAAAAGGTCGACCGCGCGGGCCGTGCCCCGGCGCTGCAATACCTTGGCCCGGATGCCGATGAAATCACCCTTGAAGGGGTCATTTACCCCCACTTCAAGGGGGGTCTGCGACAAGTCGAGCTGATGCGCCTGGCCGCGTCGACGGGGGCGCCGCTGATCCTGGTCGATGGGCTTGGCTGGGTCTGGGAACGCTGGGTCATCACCGCTGTCGAAGAACGCAAGAGCGTGTTCCTGCCCGGGGGCGCCCCGCGCAAGATCGAATTCACGGTGCGGCTGCGGGCCTACGGTGCAGACGGAGGGACGCTGTGATCTATCGGACGAAAGAAGGGGACATGCTGGACGCCATCTGTCTGGCCGAACTTGGGTCCGAAGCCCATGTCGTGACCGTGCTGGAGGCCAACCCGGGGCTGGCGGCGCACGGCCCGGTTTATCCTGTCGGGATACTGATCACGCTGCCCGCGATCACCACCTCGACGGTGCGGACGGGCGAGATCCGCCTGTGGGGGCGCACATGATCCCGGCGTTTCAGATCGTTGCCGATGGCGAAGACGTTACTGCGACGATTTCTGATCGGCTGGAATCGCTGGAAATCGTGGACGAGGACGGCACCAAAAGCGACCGCCTGGATCTGGTCATCGATGACCGCGACGGTCTGGTGACGTGGCCTGACATGAATGTGGTGCTGGATGTGTCGCTCGGGTTTCGCGGGCAAGCCCTGCATGCCATGGGCCGCTACGCAGTCGCGTCAGTCTCTGGCCAAGGGCCGCTGCAGATGATCGAG